AGAAGCAAATAAAATTACTAAGAAAGCCACTGCTCGTGGAACTGATTTCCATGAGGCAGCACAGGCATATCTAGAGAATAAAGAACTTAACTGGGATGACTATAGACCAGCAACTCAGTTCATGTTTCATCATGCAGCACCATATCTGGACAAGATAAATAATATACACGCTATAGAAAGAACCCTTTACTCTGAGTACCTTGGTCTTGCAGGTAGAGTTGATTGTATAGCAGAGTATGAAGGTGAGTTAGCCGTCATAGACTTTAAGACATCTGAAAAAATTAAACCTGAGAAATGGTTGGAGAACTATTTTGTTCAGGAGACCTTTTATGCAGCAGCTTACTACGAACTAACAGAAATCCCTGTTAAAAAACTTATCACTCTTATGGTTACCCCTAGTGGTGAAGTAAAAGTGTTTGACAAAAGGAACAAAGGGGATTATATTAAGCTTCTAGTTCGTTATATAAAAGAATTTGTACATCACAATACTGGGGCATCGAATGGACAATGAACTAGAAAAGGCACTCGAAAGTAAGTTCTTTTGTCCTGCAAGATTTGCACAAGAGATAGAAGGTCTAGTGCAAGTTAATAAGAATATGAATTACATTGACGCTATTGTTTTCTTTTGTGATCAAAATAGTATTGATTTAGAGTCAGTTCCTAAGTTGATATCTAAACCGTTGAAGGAGAAGATAAAGTACGAGGCACAGGAGTTGAATTTTTTAAAGCGTACTAGCCGTGCGAAAATCGTCTTTTAATTCCAAAAAAGTCGAAAAAATATCTCCGCAAATTTTTGCCCCTATTAGTTTTTTGAAATGATGCCCTTTGACGCATATCGTTGTTATTTGTCTTTAAAGAACCACTTCACCAAAGACCACTATGATTACCATAAGTATGGTGGCAAGACAAGAGCGACAGTTCAAGCATTTTACAAAAGAAAGGATAGGTTTTGGTTTGAGAAATTTGCACGACAGAAGAATGATAAGGAAGTAGAGGAATTTTTTGTATCTAACTTTGTAAGTTCCACAGACCCTGCAACCATGTGGATCGGAGAGATGATACGAGAGGGAGAAGGGAGATATACAGATTGGAAGAAAAAGGTGCAATCTCTGTCATATACGTTTAAAGGTGAAATTGACACTCTTTTTGAAAATAAGCAAGTAGATGAAATATTCGATTGTTCGAGTGGCCACCCTCCCATCCTCAGAAGTTATTTAAGGGGAGATACCTCACTTGAAACATTAGTGATATGTGATAGAATATTTGAATATAGGAAAAACTTTGATAAACGACTAAATGACCCTGTATGGGAAACCGTCAGTCGCAAAATAAAAAAGTATAAACCCTTCCTAAATATAGATGTACCAAAGTATAGAAAAATCCTTAAAAAAGTAGTATTATGAGTTTTTTCGATTCAGAAGTTGTTCGTGCAGAAATGGCAGAAATTGCGGAACTCCAAGATGAGGTTTATTCCAATGTTTTCAAGTTTCCAGCGATGACTCAAGAGGACCAATTATATCATGTTACTATTTTGGAGAAACTTTTAAACAAACAACGAGTTCTTTATACTCGTGTGAGTTTATCGGACGATCCTGAAGCTAAGGAAATGAAAAAGAAGATCATAGAAAGTGCCAAACAAATGGGACTTCCTACCAATGTCGATATGAACATCTTATTTGCTAATATGAACAATATGGTAGAAATGATGAAAAAGCAGATTGACAAATAATCTTCCGATTGATATAATTAAGGTACACAAAAGCCAAATCTCAAACAAAATCTAAATGTCATTTAAAGACCTAAAAAAACAGTCCTCTCTAGGATCATTGACTTCTAAATTAGTCAAAGAAGTGGAGAAGATGTCTACTGGTGGAGGAGGTGATGATCGCCTTTGGAAACCAGAACTTGATAAAACAGGTAACGGTTATGCCGTTCTCCGTTTCTTACCAGCACCAGAAGGTGAGGATATTCCGTGGGCAAAGATTTATTCCCATGCATTCCAAGGACCAGGTGGTTGGTACATTGAAAACTCTTTGACCACAACAGGTGGCAAGGATCCAGTTTCCGAATATAATCGTGAACTCTGGAATAGTGGTAATGAGTCAGATAAGGATGTGGTTCGTAAGCAGAAGCGTAAGCTTTCTTACTATGCAAACATCTATGTTGTAAAGGATCCAACAAATCCTCAAAATGAGGGTAAAGTCTTCTTATATAAATTTGGTAAGAAAATCTTTGATAAGGTCATGGAATCCATGCAACCTGAATTTGAGGATGAGACTCCAATCAATCCTTTTGACTTCTGGCAAGGTGCAAACTTCAAGTTGAAGATCGTGAAGAAGGATGGTTACTGGAACTATGATAAGTCAGAGTTCGATGCAGTATCACCTTTACTTGATGATGACGATGCACTCGAAGCATTGTGGAAGAAGCAGTATTCACTTGCTGCTGTAACCGCACCAGACCAGTTCAAGTCATATGATGACCTGAAGAAGCGTTTGGACTATGTTCTAGGGCAGAAGCAACCTGCACGTCGTATAGACGAGGAGGTAGCAGAGGAAGATAACAGTCGTGGTTCTTATGCACCAGACTTCAATGCTCGTAAAGAACCTGTGGCTGCTGCTCCTGTAGCATCTGCTAGTTCAGATGAGGATGATGCTCTTTCTTATTTCCAAAAACTTGCAGAGGAATAATTAGGAATATAATCTAATATTTTCTCCTCTTACTAAGGTTTCACTCAGATACTGGGTGGAACCTTCTTTGTATATCATGGAAGCTTCCATGTCATTCAGAATTACGTTTATATATTCTGGTTTTAGAACGTATATATTTCTTTTATCATCTTCAATTTTATTCTCATATGCATAATTTGTTATTTCAGTTGTTATATTGGATGCTGTAGTATAAGATTCTAGTTCGTCATCGTAAAATTCAATAGAATAATCTTGAGGAACTTTTAATCCTTGAGGGACAATAATTGTCCTATTTGTATCTCTTACTTGTTGAGTTTCATAGTGATGAACCGCATGAATGTTCTCTTCACTTCCATATTTCATAATTAGGAAATTATAGAAAGATTGATGATTTAAAGGCCATTCGGTTTGAATATTAGTAATATTATTAGAGAGAAGCACAATCCAATCTAAAGTTTCGTCTTCATATACATCAAATGCCACATTATCAGGACGATCATCTCCTACAACCTTATATTTTGTAAAAAAGGTTAAATCATTAAAAATATCATTCTTCAATTTACCTCTTTTAAAGAGGTTTTTTACTTTTTGGTATTCTGAGATTTGTTTAGTGTCAGCATTACGACTAACATATTCAAAATCTGGAATATTACGGAAATAAGCTGGCATTTTAGAATCCTATTACTTGATCTTGGTCGTTATCTAGTTCTGTGTAATCACTATCATATATAGGATCAAGTTCACCGAATGATAGAGTGAGTTGATATGAGGTCATTGTTCTAAACGGATCATCATATGTCATATATGTTCCATCAGGAGTATATTGGACATCACATGATAAAAGAGCACACTCTTTAATGATATTAAGAGATGGATGAAGTATTTCATCTCCATCTGTATTGAAGGTTTGATATCGTATCACAAATATATTCGGTGCTTTAAGGAAAACATTAGATGATGATGTTTTAACACTCATTCCTTGTTTAAAGAATCTAATAATTTTTCTTACTTGAGTCGCTTCTCCTGCATCTCTAGGTGATAATTTAAAGGTAAATCCAAAATTTCTTAGTGATGGCCCACCAAACAACATTTCTAAGTTGGGGTTTAATATTGCTCCAGTTGCCCTTGATAATAATCCTTGAGCACCAACTGCTTTTTGTGCAAGATATATGTTAATTGCAGTTGCTATGTCACCACCCACAGTTCCTGATTTTAATCTTGCTGCTGCTTCTTGAACTGAACCTGCAGCAGTGCTGAAAGTTTCACCAATTCCTTTTCCATCTTTTATATTTTGAAATATGCTTGCAGCTGCTCCTCCTGCGGCCGCTTGAATAGGGTTAAGTGTTGCTCCTTGCCAATCCACTTGATTTCTATCTCCAATTCCTGTCACGATTGGGAGGGTAACAGATCCATCAATTCTTTTTTGTCTTCTCTGAAATACTTTCCCCTGTGAAAGCAACCCACCAACAGTTTTACCTTCACTAAAAATTTGTTCAAATCTAATTCTATCTTGTCGATTACTTCTTATGCCCTCAGGATAAGATAGATCCTCATATTCTTTTCTAAATCTTCTTCCTTTAATCTGTAGAGTTATATTTTGTAGAAAATGGGAGTCATAATTGAAAGGGGGCTTTTCTTTTTCTTGATCAGTAAGATTACTATTAATAACTTCATCATCATTAATTATCGTTCCTTCTTCTTTAACGATTGAATTATCTTTTGCTTGTCCCTTATTTCCTGACAAAAAATCATAGGCATCAGCTTGCTCAGAAGTTAAGTTAGTAAATTTTTTCTTTATCTTTTTTGCCATCGATCTGGCTGCTCTATCAATGTCATTTTTATAAATTTCTTGTTCTTCCACTCCTGAAGTGATATTTAAGATCCCCTTATCATCTCTAACTCCTACTATGTAACCAGCACAATCCTCACAGTTTTTATAATAAACAGTGAATCTCCATTTATCCAATGCTGTTCGTGAGGCATTAACATAAAACTTTCCTTTTGGAGCTTGATCCACATCATCACCTGCAGGCCCTTGTAGGTACGAATTAGCAGGAAGTAAACCGAGTGTCATCCTGTCACGATCTGCCTTAGTCATTGTTTTTACAACTGTAGCTAAACCACTGTCTATTCCTGCTGATCCAATTGTTGCTGTCATTTATCTTTTTTTCTTTATTTATAGAGTTGTAAGGAAATAGGCATATGATATGTCTCTTAGGTCGTTTATTTCACTGGGCCTGACTACATATAAATTTCCTCCAATCTCTTGCCATGTGTAGTTTCTAAATTTACCCCAGTGATAATTAAGACCTCTGAATCCCCATCTTTGAATATCAGTCACTGCAACAAGAGGATGTTGGTCATATGTCATTCTTGGAGTTTTTGCAGTGTAGATAAAAGTATAATACTGCCCCACATCTGGGACTACTTCTACATTCTTTAACGCATCCATGATAAGGAGCATTTTCTCCTCAGGATCAGTTAGTTCTTTCAATTCATCCATGATAGGTGCGATTCTATTATCACCTACCTGTTCTTCATACTGACTAAAGTAACTATCTGCCATTATATATTCCTAATTCTTGTTCGGTAATAATCTTAAATTCAATTTTTCTATCATTACAAAACTCTTGTGCTGCTTTCCATTTAGCTGTATTAACAGCATATGTTTTACATTCATAGAGATATGATTGAGTCACCTTTTTTCTTTTTTTAGGAGGTCGAGTTTGTTTCTTTGGTTTTACCTCAATCACATAAGTTTTAATTAATCCATTGCTTTCTTTGACCTTGATAAGAAAGTCGGGATAGTAACGATGCGTCCGATTATCAACAGGAGAGACATACTTAATATAGAATTCTTCACTGGCCCACTCAAGAATATTCTCATTCAAATCACAGTAATTGCAGAATTTGGTTTCCCAAGTGCTACGACATATAATATTATTTGGATTTCCCTTGTATTTTCTGGGAAAAGAGGGTTTGAATAAACTCTTTTTACTTTCTCCCATTATACATAATATATCAGTAGTAGTATTTATAGGAATATGGTCACTCCAAGACCGCAAAAGAAAGTATTATCAGATTTAAAAGCATCTATTTTAAATCCTGCACTTACTTCACATTTTCAATGTTGGTTTTATCCACCTTCTCCAGTAAGATCTTTATTACCAACAGGAGAGGTGCAAGATGATGAAACATGGTCATTATCATGTACCGAAGCTGCATTACCTGGCACTTCTTTAGCAACTAATGAACTTGTTAATGATTTTACTGGTATAACAGAGAGACATGCTTATAGAAGACAATATGATACAACATCTTCATTCACCTTTTATGTGGATCATGATTATAAAATTATTAACTTCTTTGAGAAGTGGATTGGTTTTATCACTGGAGATACGGGAACACCAACAAATATTGAAAATGATGGCAGAGATATAAATTCTCTTT